TCTGCACCTCTTCCATCTTCCACTGTTATAGAATGGCTTGGCGAACTCTCTTGCCATCAGGCTCACCTCTTTTCTGCAATACAAAAGCGCCCAGCCAGTTATCTGACCAGACGCTTCATTCCTCTATCCTCTTCATGAATACATGGATCACAATATTATCTAACATACAACTACCGATATATTCGTTGCTCTTTATGTAGTCCGGTATATTCTCACCCGTCATGAAGCAATAAAATTTCACTGCCATCGTTTTACTACAATTCGTTAAGAACCATATGCAAGGTGAATTATTCTGTACAATCAATTGCTTAATAACTATATCCTCTTTTTCACTTTTATAAACAGGCAACTTCACTATCTGTTCTGGAATAACATCAAGTTTTTGTTTGTACATTCTCATAATTTCACCTTCCAATTATTATCTATACTTGCCTATTGTAACTATATCACACCTTACGACGGAAATCTTGGAAATTACGGAAATCTTTTTATGTATCTCCAAAACCTATTGGATGCCTGACGTCCACTGTAACCTATCAACTCTCCAATCTCTTCCCAACTTAAATTATTGATAATTCTGTACCTGATAATATCCCGCTCCGGGCATGGAGCATTATTGATATACACTTCAACTTTTTGTCTATCCTCATGGAGTTTTCTCTTGTAATACTGAATCTCATTCCGAATCCGCTCGCCCTCTTCCACATACCATTCCATAAAATCCTTCTTGCCACCGCCCTTTGGCATATCAGATATGATATTGTTTTTATAAGGATTAAAATCCTCATGCCTGGCAAGCTCCATATAAAGTGATTTCAGTTTATTGTCATCTTCCTGCAGGCTATATAATTCTCTAATCGTCATTCTCTGGCACCTCCATTATGACTCCTCTTTCATTCAGGGTCTTTGCTACGTCAGCCTTTATCTTTATGATGGTCTTCTCCCCATTTATACTGCAGTATGCGTCCATATTTTCACGGAAAAACCATTCACATTCCCTGATGACCTTTCGGTACTCTATTTCTTTCTCTTTATGTTTTGATATATTATAATGCCGTAAGGCCGCCTGGTAATCCCTGACTGCCTGCAGCACAACTGCACACATGAGCTTTTTTACTCCTTCATCGTTAATTACCCATCACCCCTCTATCCAGCCTGTCAATTTCAGCAGTTACAGTATTCAAGGCATCTCTCAAAAACTGGGACTTATACTGTCTGTTCAGTTCCTGCGCCTCATCACAGAGCCGTTTCCAGAATTCCTGTGTTCCATCCGGATCACTGTATTTCCTAAAAAACCGCCAGGCAACTGTATACATCTCATGATACTTTTTTACATCTTCTTCGCTCATAACCACCCGCTGTCACCGACCTTTCACATGGTAAGCATTCATCATCTCCAAATCTTCCGTCATAATGGATGCAACTATCACAATCCATTTTTCTTATTATCATATACATTCTTCTCAATTTATAACACAGACTAATCAGATTCATATGGACCTCCTTACGAAAATGGTATTTCATCCAAATCTGTCGGCGGGAAAAATCCCTCAGTTGATTCCTTCCAGCCATATTCTTTGTATTCCGCAGTATTATTCCTCAGACGTTTCGTACTGGCTTCAAAATACAGTGGTATAAATTCATCCTGTACGCCTCCATCACGATCTTTACAGATTTCTATGACATTCGTGCTGCTATACAGCGGATTCTCGTCCTTCCAGCGGAACATCTGCTTCGACAATCTCCGGAAATCTTCATTTACTCTGTGAAGGATCAATGCGTTGTCCACCCGATTTACAATGTCATTACTCCCTGACACATCGTCCAGGCGAAGAAATCCTATGGACTTCCTGGGGTGGGCTACAAATACGATATGTACATTATTCTTTTTGGCGAAACTTTCCAGGAACTCCACAAAAATACTCTGCTGTCTATATTTGTCCATATCAAGTGCGGATATATTCAATGTCATCATGTTATCCAATATGATCAGGTCCACTTTATGCTCTGTCACGCATTCCTGCAACTTCTTCATGATCGCCTCGAATTCATTGCCGTAATAATTGTTATAGACATACACCTTATTATCCAGCCACTTCGATATAACCTCATCATACGGCTGTCTGACGACATAATAATTCTCAAAGGATGTGGATGCCACATAGTTTTTCCCGGCCGCCTGCAGGAGAAGCCATTTCAACAGGTTCTTCGCTGTAAGCTCACCACTGAATAGTGCAACCCGATATCCTTGTTCTGCCGCCTCAATAGAAAGTTGGGATATGATGCTTGATTTTCCTGCTGCCCTCAATCCGCTTATGCAGGTAACAAATCCTTTTTTTAACCCGCGAAGCTTTTGATCCAGAATCGTTATCCCTGTTTTTATGAATTCCTCTGGAGGCGTGACCAGCATCCTGATCTGCTCAGTGGTATAGAATACAGGCTGTCCATCTACTTCCTTTATCTTCTCTACTTTGTGCACCTGGTAATTTGGATTCTTATAATTTGGATAATGCCGTTCCTGCACGAACTGCTTGTCATAGGCATCTGGTTCAAACATCAGCCTTACATCCCTCCAGGTCTTATCCGAACAGGAGTTGTGAAAACAGTGGAATCCAATGGCTCCGTTGGACATCCGAAAGATACAGGCATCCTTCCCGGTATGGTTACTGTCAAACGGACATTCTGATAAAATATATTTCGTTCCTGTACCATAGTCCGTCTTCCGATATGATAATCCGTGTGCGTCCATCCAGTCCTCAATATCAAACTGCATAGGACTGTAATTGTTATAACGTTGCGGTTTCTCCGGTTCAGGGATATTTCCCGCCAGTTTCTGTAACATGGCTTTTTTATTCTGTACCGGTTTCCCCGGTGCCTTGATGATCCTGCTCATCCGATGAGGTCGTTCCTTTGTGTTTGAACCTTTCTCTGCCATAGTCCCGTACAGTTTGCAGATTCGTGCCGGATTAAAATTGGCAGTATCAACCTTAATCTTATCGTCGGAGAAGAACATGTCCAACACCATGAGGCATTTCTTTACCAGCTCCTTATTTTCACTATTGGATTCAAGGCCGATATAATACAAGAGATGTACGCCATTCCCGCTCATAGCCGTTATAGGTTCCTCAAAACCAGATTTTTTCATGTATGTATACACTGCGTTGGCTTTGTTCTGTGCCAGACAGATTTCCACATCACTTGATGATGTCCCAGAAGGACGGACCGGATCTATATCTATCATCAGCCAGTCATAGCAGAAAATATCTGTATCCGATGTATTCGGATTCGCATTCTTTATAAAGCAGTCTCGCTGGTCTCTGGAATAACAGGCTTCTTTCACATTATTCAGTGTGATATAAACATTGCATTCACTGATACGCATGGTACGCAGCGCTTTGAGAAAAGTATCCACATCACGAAAATACCCGCTATAGTTCTGTTTGCCTTCTAATATTCGGATCTCAAACAGCTCATTATCCGGCTTCATAAGAGTGATAGCCTTACGAATTTCTTGTTCATCATATTTCATTCTAATTTACGCCCTCCTTCCAAAGTGGCTTTTATCTCCGATGTCTCTTCCTGCTGCTTATGGATATAATCCTCAAATGGCTTATCCGGTCCTAAAAATGTGGCCGCAAGTTTTATATACCGATCTTCTTTATCCATCGTCCGACATTCCTCTGCATATAGTCTTGCGGCCTCCATCATATCCTCAACCTGATATCCCTCTTTTGCCCTGGCCTGGTAACAACGATATGCCTTCGCTTTCTCTTTGCGCCTGGGATAGCATTTCCAAAAAGATTCAAAATCCACACTATAGATGTTTTTCTTCTTTTCATTCTCTACATTCTTATCATTCTTGTTAGTTGCCAGGTGTTTGCCAGGTGTTTGCCGGGTCTTTGCCAGGTCTTTGCCCGTCTCTTTGCCACCCTCTTTGTCTAAAAGCTGATAATTCCCCCAATTTAAAATGGTTATGAGCCTTCCAGTCTTTGCCGATTCGTTTGCCAGAAATCCGAGTTTTTCAAATCTTGCTATAGCAGTTCTTACGTTCTTTACTGATATGCCTGCGCCCGATTTCTCTGCTATTTTATCCAGACTTGTGACAAATTGACCGGGCTGACAGGCAAATTGGGTACCGTTCCATTCCCACTTTTTTTCTCTATGATTAGCCATTAAAAGCAAAGTGATCAGGATGGATTTCTGCTCCGGAGTAGACAATTGCCAGATTGGCTTGTCAAGCAGCTCTCTATGTATTTTTATCCAGCCTTTATCATCTGACATATGCATCCCTCCTGTAAAACGTCTTATCTTGCTGTTTCTGGTCCTTTACAAAACACTACCGGCAGCCAGTGATCTCTTTTGTATTCCCGGAAAGTCTGGACAATAGGCATATCCAGACCACCGCCATCAAGCAGATATGTCAGAAATTCAGTAGGCTCCTTATGTACAACTTCTTCTGAATTTAATTCATTCATTATGTTTATGGCATCCTCTGACCAACCGACCCAAAATACAACATGATCGCACATCGGTGACAGAATGTCATAATTTCCACGGTAATCATACCCAATCTCATCCATAAACCGCTCAAGTTCCACGTAGGACACATGATTGTTTTTCCAGATATATTCCTTGATCCTCTGTTTTACTTCTTCTCTATTCATGTTCTGTTCCCTTTCCATCTTCTAATTCCTCTCTTATACACACCTTCACAGCCTCACTGGTATTGCTGTCCTCTAACATCTCCCACAGCTCGCGGTCCGTACTTGTTGACAATAGTGTAATCAGCAGCTCCTTAACCTTTCCCATTCTATTTGCCTCGTTTCCTTTGTCTTCTTCTATCCGCATATCAATATCGTCTAAATCTTCCACAATACGATTCAGATAAGTTGAAATACAAACCATAGCTTGCTGCATTGATTCTGTGCTTAAAGTATCTGTTATGTTACTATCTAATTGATTCGATAACCCAATAATTATGTTTGATATTCCATTGATTTCCGCTGATATTTCATATATTTCTCTTTTCATAACGTTGCACCCACCTTTTCCAGTTTCTTTTCAATCACAAGGTCAACTAACTTATTACAGAATTCAACAACATTATCAGGCATCCTCTTTCTCACCATATCGGCATTCCGTTCTTTTCTAAGCTCTGCTAATTCATCTAAATCCAGCCTCAATAATTCATAAATAAGTTCTCTTACCAAACCATCAAATTCGTTCATTGTACCCTCCGCTCAATCATCAACAGTGATAATCCCCTGCCCCATCAAGTATCCCAGGTAAAAGACATATTGCATCCCCATGTCCACTTTGTTGTGTACGGTTCTCCATCTCTTTCCTCTGGCATAATCTGAAATGTAATAAGCCAGGTGTTCCGGGAATGATATAGAATTATCATCATCCATATGAAAAGTGTCGATTACTTTTGTTATCATCGGCGCCTTCTCTTTGGCAGCTTTGTCCAGTCGCTCTTCGCTTAGCTGATGAACTGCATCCATCAGGATAAAATATGTAATATCCCCGTATATTTTGTACAGGAAATCAATATCCGGCTCCACCTCACAGCCTTCGTCATTAATCGCCTCTTCCTCATAGCTCAGTATCCTTAAAAAGCGTTTAATGTCATCATCCGGCATACACTGATTTACGAATAGCGTCTTATCCTTTAATGAGAACAGAATAACGAAATCTCCATATTCTGCTTTATGATGACAATGCAGCTGCAGGATCTGTTCCTGCGTCAATCTCCACGGACCTATGCGTTTCACGATAATTTCACTCATAATACAGCTCCTCTCTTTCTTTTTTGCTGGAACTGTGGTATATTTGCCTTGTCGAGGACTGTGTATACCACAGTTACTGCCTCTGCTTAGCCTGCCAGCTTATGCGGAGGCATTTTTCTGTTTCATCTCTTCCAACTGCTGCCGCAGTTCCTCCAGCTCTTTCATGGCCTTGTCATAACTCTCCAGCATCTTATAATAAATCTCTTCCGATATCACAATTCCCTTCTGCATCCCGTATTCCTCCTTCCTCGAATTCTCCATTCAGGTAATCTCCAAGCCTGTCCATGTTAATTAGGTATTTCTTGCCAGACCGCACAAAGACTATCCGGTTCTCTAGACACCATCTCCGGATACACCCATAACTGATTCCCGTCTCATCGGCAGCCTGCTGTATTGTCAGCATTCGTGGTACAGTTCCCATGCATCACACCTCCTTATAAAATTCTTTAAATGGCCTGTCATCAATCTCATAAGTATACATATCTTCGATGCATCCCATGTAAGCCATCAGAAAGAACCTAATATCTGTATTTTGATAATCCCACAGGAGATGTGCCGCTTCCATTTCACTTCCAATTAGCTTATCCATGCCTGCCTTTTTCAGCACGTGAAGTGTGAAATAATAGTCCTTACAACACCACTTTTCCCCATTATATTCCTTACTGATTGGGAATATCTGCTGGAGCTGATTTGGTGTTATCGTTCCGATAGACTGCATGATTTTGGAGAGTTCAGAGTACCGGTTTGTTATCCCCTGGATGCCGGGCCGTTTTTCTCTCCTCGCGTATTCCACTCCGTACGCTTTGATCCCCAGGAAAATATACTGTTTTCTCTTGTCTTCTGGCAATTTCTCAACATCATTTACCTGATTTTTCCGAAGAAATCTCTGATATGCTGCGGAATAAATGGCGTTTATCTCGGAATTAACCTTGTTTTTCTCCGGAACAACTGCCTTTTCTTCCGAAACTATTCCCTCTTCCGCCTCAATCTCTTTAACAATCCCCCTAATAGCTCTAAACAAACTGTAGTTCTTAATATAAAATATCTTGTCATCCAGCCATTTCTTCAGTCTCAGATAAAACCTCCAGCAAAGACGCCTGGCATGAAGTTCTTCTTTTATGAGCTCTTCAATTATGAATTTATCGTCTGTATCCGTTCCCTTTACTTCTTTCAGCAGTTCTCTGAGCTTATATTTTGAGTATTCTCTATATGTATCTAACATCTGATTCTTTACCCGGATATGCTCTCTCTGAATCCATGCATAATTCTCTAAATTGCTATAATCCTCTTCCGTGATGAATGAACGCAAAATGTCTTCACACTTGATTATGCCGACAGCATCTACATGGATATGTCCGGGATCCAGCCATGCAATATGCACGTGCTTAGAATCTATTAAATCCGCCTCTGCGATACGTTCACAGCACATCTTACCCCACGTCTCCACACCGCTACATTTAAGAATACTGTGTATATCAAACATAGGTTCAGGGATTTCCTGTCTATTCCTGATATATAATTTCAATTCCTTTTTTGTGTTCTCATCCATATGATATGTTTATCCTCCTATTATTTATAAATAACATTCAGTTTCTTGCCACTCTCAGATATGATTTCCGTAGGATAACCATGACAGTTAAGCCATTCTTCCACTTTCTCACATACACATTCCTTGTACTGCACGTCCACGCCGCTGTGACCGTTCCGGTTATATGGGGTATTCACACACTCCTCCGCTGAGATCTCCAGTTTACTGATGATTGCTCCGACAGCCTGAGGATGAAGTTTGCCTGACTTTGAGCATATCCCGAATTTCTCAGCAATGGCCGTCTTGTCGTATAAGTGAGCGTCTTCTGTCAGCAAAGGAATCCCTGAATCATATCCGGTGCTTTCTTTGTACAGATTGTTTACCGCCACTGCTATGAACTTAAGATCAACCCCGGCTTCCATATATGTATCCTTCAGGATCTTGGCTGCGGTGTTTACCGGGGATGGTATCTGGACCTTATGGTTATCTCCTCTTGTGTCTTTCTGTGGAATTCCGTCTTTGATTACATCCTCCATATCGTGGAAGCGATTTATGTATCTTGCTGTAAACTCGGTTCCTTTGATACCCGTAAGTTTATGTGCAATAAATTCACACCCCTTTTTTGTCACATCAAAGCAAAGATACTCTTTTCCTCTGCTAATATACAAACTCTCTCGAAAGTAATCTCGTGGCTGAATTTTCAGCCGTGAATTTGATTCCTGATTTTCCAGAAGTAAAAGTTCTTCCATATATCCCCTGATATCTGCTAATAAATTCTTGTGCTGCTTTTCTACCATCCTCGCCACTTCAACGCTACTAATTGTCTGTTCAATCTGTTTCTGCATATCAATTCCTCCTTTTCAATCTCCATCAGCATCTTTATAAGTTACTTCTTTTGCAAAAAAAATATTCATCGGATTTTCTATTTTCAGACTATCTATCATAATCTGAATTTCATCACTACCAAATTTCCCTGATTTCATTTTGCCATAAAATGTTTTAGGCGTTATTCCAAGCAATTTCGCAACTTTACTCTGCGATAATCCATTTTTTGCAATAATTCCTCTGAGTTCATCCGTTCGTATCAAACTCTCACCTCCCTCCATAGTAACTTTTAAAGCTACCGCTATTATAGCAACGGTCGTGTAACCTGTCAAGTTATTTTTTTATTGACTTATAACTTTTTCGTGATATAATTAAATTACTGGAGGTGAGAATGATGAAAAAATCCGAAAAAATTGGTGACCGAATTAAGTCGATCAGGGGAAAAATCGGAATGTCTCAAACCGAATTAGCACGAAAAATAAATTCAACAAAACAAACTGTCTATAAATATGAAAATAACATTATTACCAATATTCCTGTGAATAAAGTCGAAGCTATAGCCAGTGCTCTTCAAACTACCCCAGAGCATCTAATGGGATGGGATAATGATTATTACAGAACAGATGATGAAGTAACTGGATTAAATGGCTTAACAAGTATTCTTGAGTATTTATATGATAACATCCAATTCAAAGAATTCCCTGCCGCTTACGATCATGATACATTTGAAATTATGCTAACATCAGAAGAAACTACTGTCACTTTATCTGAGATGCAATATGATTTACTTTTTAATCATGTGTGTAGTAGCATTCTGAACTATATAAAATTAATTCAAGAAACTAATAATCCCTCAAAATCTACTGCTAATACACAATATTTAAACGCCGCTCATGCTCGGACTGATATCAAACGTACTCCTGATGGTCAAATGCATGATGATGCAATAATGGACGATGACAGCGAATGGGAGTGATGTCCTTTGATGTACGAAGAATTACAAAAAGAAGCCTATAGCAATGACCTAATTGTTAAAGAAAAAAAACTTGTTAATAATGATGGACTAATAAAATGGAATAGGATTGCTATCAGACAAAATATGCTTATAAAAGAAAAATCCTGTGTTCTTGCAGAAGAACTTGGTCATTACTATACTACATATGGTGATGTTATCGATCAGGATTCTGTAGAAAAGCGTAAACAAGAACTTCGCGCCAGAGCCTGGGGATATCAGCGGATTATAACAATGGACAAATTAATCGCTGCGTACAATAAGGGGTGTCGAAATTCTTATGAAATAGCAGAAGAATTGGAAGTTACAGAGGAATTCTTTTTAGAAGCGCTTCAGGTCTTTAAACAGAAATATTATCCTTATGTTCAATATAAAGATTATCTGATTCGCTTTGAACCGGATTTGCAAATTTATAGTTTTACCTATTGATTAATCCGCTTCGGCGCTTTAATAAAAATATAAAGACTGGGGGAATTATATGAAAAAGAAAATTGTAGCACTATTAATAGCTTCATTAATCATCTCTACGACTGCCTGTGGAACTGATGGAACCAAAGCGGGAGAAGAGCCGGATAACCAAACGGAAACAGAATCAGCCAATCCGGATGTTCCAGAAACGGATTCTTCAATATCTAACACCACAAATACTCCTAAACCGGCCGAAGAATCTGAGATATCTCGGGTCAGCACTGATAGTGTACAAAAGCAAATAGACATTCAGGCTGTACCAACATCAGAAGGCAATGTCTGCGCATTTATCACAAACAATAGCGACACTATTATAGACGAATTAGATGTACAGATACTCTATAAAGATGAATCCGGAGCTACTATTGATATCGCTGAAGACGGGCACGATATGGTGTTACCCGGAAGTACAGTTGTGTCGAGGATGGATGCACCTGATACTTACGCATCATTAGAATCTTCTGCTACTGTGGAATTAGGTGTTAATCCAAACTATGAGAATCATGCTGCCGACGTCGAAATAAACACGAATGATGGTGATGATTGCGTAATCGTGGAAATCAATAACAAAGGCAGTATTGATATTGAAGAAATAGAGTACATTCTTGTTTTTTATAAAGATGATGCTATTTCATTTGTTACCTATCCTGAGGATGTACGCGATGTGAAAGCTGGAAACGCCATCACGGAAAAAGTAGATACCTACGGAAGAAATTATGATAAATATGAAATATATCTTAATCAGGCACACACGTTCGGTCTTTATTGATTTAAAGAAATGGGGGGAATTATATGAAAAAGAAACTTATTGCTTTGCTAATCTGTGGTTTCACAACGTTTTCTTTATTTGGATGTACCAGCACAGAAACCAAGAAACCAGAGACTGACACTTCATCAGACGCTACAAAGGATGATTCAAAAGATGCTGAGTCGGACGCTGCATCGAACACTGAAAAAAAGGATGAAGTAAAAGGACCGGACTATGAATCAGGGACCACGCCCGAACTTTTAGAAGGTATCACCTATGAGGTACCAAAAAAGTGGGACAAAAAAATATCAGAAGATGGCAAAAACATATATTACTACCCTGACACCACCGGTACAGTACCCGTTATAGTAATGATCACTTATAGGGCAGTTGACTTTTCTACAACACCTGCAGAAGAAATTCCTGGTCTGCTGTCACAGGTAGCCGATGGGCTGAGTTCTGGTGAGGGTGTTAAGGATTTGACCAAAACGGAGGCAACATTTAATGATAGTCCTTCACTGACAGCTAAATATGTACAAACAGTAAACTCCGCGGACTACGATGTCATCAGCAACATAATCCCTGTGAATCAGGCGGGAATCCTGACATATACCTATGGGGTGAAAACCGGAATTGAGAACACATATCAGGAAGATTTTGATTATATCTATCAGCATATTACTCTTCCGGAAGCAACTAAACCAGCAGAACAGGCAGCCTCTGAGCCAACTCCAGCACCAGCCGCAGAAGAAACGGCCAATACAGGTGCTACAGTTGAACAAAAAAATGCATTAAACAAGGCTGCATCTTATTTGAGCTTTAGTGCTTTCTCACATGACGGACTTGTTGAACAATTGGAATATGAAGGATTTTCAAATGAAAGTGCAACTTACGCAGCAGATAACTGCGGAGCTGATTGGAATGAGCAGGCATTAAAGAAGGCTCAATCCTATCTCGATATGTCTGCTTTCTCATATAGTGGATTAATCGAGCAGTTGGAATACGAAAGCTTTTCAACCGAGCAAGCAACATATGCCGTAGATAATTGCGGGGCCGACTGGAATGAGCAGGCTGCAAAGAAAGCACAGTCTTATATGGATATGTCATCCTTCTCAAGAGAAAGTCTCATTGAACAACTGGAATACGAAGGTTTTTCTGCAGATCAGGCAGAATACGGTGTTTCAGCCGTAGGTTATTAAAAATTAAAAACCGGCCCCTGCGCCAACAGAGACCGGCCATACATCCGAAGATGTACACTATTACCTAAACAATAATATTGTATCATCTCCGGAGCAGCCATGCAAGCGGAACGCATGTTCACGCTGGCTGTTATTTGGTACTATAAAAGTGTAATTGTTGTACCGATACAAATATTGGTCACGCAGTTGCACTTATTC